GGGAGCATCACCACCTGTGGCAACTGATCCACTAGTGGTAGTTTCATCTACTTTCTTTTCTTTCTTTTTCTCATCATACTCGATGTCTTTAGTGACTTTCTTGCCGGCTCGTTCAGCCCGGTCATCTTCAGAGCCACGCTTTTTACCATGGATACCGTCTTTCTTCTTTTCATCATACTCGATGTCTTTGGCTACCTTGCGACCGGCTCGTTCAGCACGACTGTCACGAGTAGAAGTTTTTTCTTCGTCCATGGCCATTTCATCATCGCCTTCTTGATTCTGCATGTAGTCATCCACAGCAGTCATCATGCTTTCAATCTTGGCCAACTTGGATTGTACCCATTCTGGCAAGTTGTCATTGTCGCCCAGGATTTTTTCCAAGGCTTGTGCATGACGCACCACAGTCTTGATGCTGTCTTTGGCCATTTCGCCTTCTTGATCATACTCGCCACGATCAGTGATCTCAAGATCATCTTCGTTGGTTTTCTTTTTGCTGTATGCAGTACGATCAGTCTTGCGTGATTTTGCTGTGGTACGTTCTTGACGTGGACCTTCTGAGGACTTGGGACGGCCACGTCCACGCTTTTCACCACCGGCCGGTGCGTCACTGTCGGCACCTACTGAATACCCTGTGTTGGGATCAACACGGCGTGTTACTCTGCGGCCACCTGGAATCTCTTGTGTGTCATGCTTGTCACCATGTGTGACATCGCCAACTTTACGTTTGTTCAATTCAGCACGAGCACCTGCTACTGTTGGAAAGCCTTCGTCAGTTTCTTGTTTGGCACCTCGACGTAGCATCTCAAAGTCTTGTGCATCTAATTTGCCGTTGTTGTTACGGTCAAGTTTCTTTTGCTTGGGACTCAGTGCGCTCTTGATGGCTTCGGCTGCCACGTCACCCAACATTTCTTCAACTTCTTGTTTGGCGCCGGCAATCTTGTCGGCAAATGTAATCTTGTCTTTGGGAGGTGCCAAGGCAGCAAATGATTTTTGCTTGGCTGTCATTGGAATGCCACCTTCTTCCATGTCGGCCTCGTCCATCTTGTCATAGCGATTACGAATCTGGTTCATTTTTTCTTTGCCAGCATGCTCACGGCCTGCTTGTTGCAATGCCTTCATGCCTTCTTTACCGTACTTTTTGTCGCCAAGGTAAGCCTGTAATGCACTTTCTTCAACATCTTCTTTAGGATGACGCAGTTTGTTTAATACTGCACCTGCCACACGCTCGCCTGCGGCTTTTGAACCATAACGCTTGCCTGCATCGGCAGCAATCTTACTGAAGTTCTTGCCTGGCTTACCAATGTCTTTACCAGCACGAGCAGCCTTGGCACTATAACTGGCTTCAGCAACTGCGCTTTCATTGAGTGCTTGTGTCATTGGACTCTTCTTAGTAGGCTGAGGATCAGATACTGCATGCTCTGCAAGAGTTTGTTTTTGGCTCAGTTCAGCCATGCGTTTGTTTAAGTCGTAAAAAAATGTCATGTTATTATCCTCTTGGGTTGGCACCAGTTGCTGGGCGGGGTTGACGCTTGATATTATTGAACGGGCTCTTGTCCTGTGTTGGAATATCATTTGTGGTTTTTGCTGGAGGTGTCTTGCCGCCGGCCACAGTAAAGTCTGAACGATATTCGTTCTTTAATACTGCATGTTGATAGGGATTGGCCGAGTAGTCTTGGCTCAATGCTCGCTGTTCTGCATCAGGTGTGGGATAATCAGTGTCAGCAATCAGGTCCGTGTTTTGTGCTGTGATGTCAGCAATCTCTTTGGCAATGCTGTCATCATACGACTGTGTTTGCAAAGTGATGAAGTTGGGATTGAGTCCCAACAACTGTGCCAACTGCTTGATCTGTGGTTCGATAGCAGGGTATCTAAAACTCACGTCCATAAAAGTCACGCTTTGATTTTCTGCGCCTGGAAAGTCTTTTTGCAACTTTTGCACAGGTGTAGTTTTAGGACGACTAAGTTTGACAATGTCAAACTGCGCCATTTTTTCTTCGAGATTTTTGATGAATTCCTGCGGTACGTCACCTAGGATTTTGATCCGGTAGTCGTATGTGCGCTCAGATTCTGCGAGATATTGATGAAATGTCTTCATGTTAAGGTCCTATATGATATTTATTCTTTTTTCACGATTGTTCTTCTATCACCAATCAAGCGTTCCAAGATTTCGTTGCGGTCCAGCACATGGCCTTGGCCTGTCTGTGTGGGTGCATCGTCAGGGTTTTGTTGATCCAGTCGTGCTTTTTTCAACTGTAGATCAATCACTTTTAGTTTTTTGTTCAGTTTGGCTGTCTTGGCTGTGAGTGCATGGCCCAACATTGTGCCGGCTACGCCAAAGATTTCTGCGGCAAATCTTGAATCTACGTTAAAACCTAAATCCATTAGGTCATCAAAACTCTTGGTTGCTTTGGCTGCCAAATCATCCATCTCAACGTCGCTGGCACTGAGATCACGCACACCCGGTAGGGCCGCATCTATCTTGTCAAGTGCATGGTCTATTTCAGCAATGTAGGTGCGTGTTTCTTCAATAGAAGAAACAGACTCTGGCTCAGGGCTGTCGTTTGGGGGTAAATCAAAAAGTTCTTCTAGTTTGCGGGTCATGCCATATTTACCGCAAACTCAACGGTGTAGGCTATTTGCTACCGTTCTTGAACATTTGATCTTCAGTGATCACCCGGAACAAGAGCCCGTTTCGTTTTGCCCATTTGGTTGCGGCGTCCCATTTGGCGTAGTTGATTGCTACTACCGCACGGTCACGGGCTGACATTTTGGATTCAATCACGCTTTGCTTTTTGGGTTTGATTTCTATCAACTCTGCTCGCACTTGATTACCTCTAGTGCGATAGGTCATCAAGATGTCGGGTATGTATTGGCTCTGTTTGCCTGTGATGGGATTACGATAGGGTATGGCTATGCTTTCACTGGCCCACTGTAGCACAGCATCATTTGAGTCGCAGAATTTAAAAAAAGCATGCTCCCATCCGGATCTGTATCTAGGCACACCCTTGCCCACATACTTGGCTGGATTAGTAAGTGTGTAAGTGCCATTGGCCCAGCGACTCATGCCAACACATTCCTTGCGGTATAGTAGTTGGGTGTGACTGTGGCACCAAAGCCCAACAGGGTGCTACCGCTTCGCATGCTGTTGAGATAGTAGCACAAGGTTTGTGTGAGTGTGATTGAGTCTTGTCCTTGGATACTTTGTAAAACTGTCAATACTGGAGTGCGTGTTTCATCGGCAATTCTAAACAAAGCCACAGTGAAGTTGCCAGCAGCCGCATCTGTTGTAAACACGCTCTTGAGATAACTGTACACAACATCATATTCTTCTGCACTCACAAATTGTTCGTAACTGTAGAAACCGTCAAAGATTCTAACAGTCAAGTCATTGTTTGAGTTGGGATTGTTAACTGAGCCGCCCATGATTATGCTCCTGGCGATCTAGGAAACACAAAGCCTCCTGATCCACCTTGTTGTTGTCTTACTGCACCCGGAATGCTGTTGCGCACCACGGCCTTGACCGCCGCATTGGCTTCTTCATTGACCACACTCTTGATGTTGGCACCTTTAAATGTATTGTAAACTGTGCCTGCTTTTTGTACTGCGCCAATCGGATCAAAACTGTCAGTTTGTAAATCTCGCACAATACCAATGCCAGCATCCAACAAGCCGCCTTGCCCCAATACAGTTCTTGTGCTGCCAGGTCTTGCCAGACTTGATCTAACGTTGTCGTAGTGCGCTGGATCAGCAAAGCCTTTGACGTTGGTGTCAGATCTTGATCCTCCGATAGCACCAGTATAGTATTTTACAGTTTCATATTCCACAGTCATAGCATTTTCCATAATGCCGCCACCTTCGCTGTAGTTGTATTGATCATGTTTCCATTCTTTCACAAGAGGATTAATCAACACATAACTAGCCCACTTGTGTTGATCCATTCCATAGATAGTGATATCTCTAAAGAAGGGCGGCTTGCCCGAAGTCTGATCTCCACCTGACCCTCCACCTGACCCTCCAGCATTGCCCTGACTGTACCCTTCACCGATGTAGCCCCAGTCGTTGACTGAACGATTGTTGGCATAGATATCTCTGGAGTTGTAGGAAAATCCCGGTTCATTAGCCACCTGGCCATTGGTGCCGTTTTGACTGCTGGCTGATCCGTACTGTTGATTAGGATCTTTGTAGTAGTATGAATAATAATTGTACCAAAGGTTACGACTTAGGTCACCACCATCATCATGAAATGTCATTGACACTGGCATGTAGTTGATTTTCTTTTGTATTATTCGTTTGCGGTTGTATTGATTTAGTGTTTCAGTATCGAGTGTGTAGGTCGGCAGTTGTATGGTCTTGACCAACAGTCCCAATTCAGCCTGTTCACTAGCACTGAAAACATTTCGCAGTGTGGGGATTTCACTTGTGTTGAGATTGAAGTAAACATGAAATAAGAACTTGTTCCTGGGAGCAAGTTCGTATCCGTTGGTTCTAAAGGTTTTGCTGGCGTGTGCGTAGTCTTTGAGACCTTGTGCGCCAAAAAAACCTGTCAGGAAATCCTGACCCCATTGCATATTGTTTTATCCTTACTGGACTGCCTGAGCAGTACCAGCGCCGGTTACAACGTCATTCACTGTTCTAGCAATTGCAGTACCAATGCCAGTACCGTTAGGTGTCTGGTTAGCATTGTCGTATACAATGGTCATTGCAATAGTCATTGGATCATTAGTGCCATAACTGGCATCACCATAGTCAACATTGCTTAGATAGCAACCATACAATTCCCAGGTTTCAAGGATGTTGGGTGTAGCGGCACCATTGCCACCATCCAATACTTCAAAACGTGTGGTAAACTTGTAGTCAATGCCCGAAGCAGCCGAAGCCATTTCCAAGAAGTCCATTTGTTTCTGAACCTGTTCGCCGACCAGGCGAGTGGTGGCGCCCGATGCATCATCACGTAATGTGCATGTGACATCTGTCCAGTGCGGTTTGCCCGACAGTTTTAGTTCACTGTTGTAGATTGGAATAACAATGGGGTCAAAGGTCACTGTGGGACGTTTGAAGTCCATGACCTGTTTGGTCAATTCTGTTCTAGGTGTACTCACGCCAAAGTTTTCAAATACCACTCGAAAGCGATATTTGAGTTTGGGCATGAGCAAGCCCTGATTGCTTGCGCTTTGATCGCTTGCCAGGGGCACTGTCATTCTTGATAATGATGCAACGGCCATATTAGTATCTCCTATAGTGTTATTTATATCATTTGAGATCAAAAAAAATGGGGTGTTGCCACCCCATTTTCGTGTCTAGCGGTCCTGTTAGACTGCTTGTGCCACTGCCACTGAGCCGGCTGCGATCTCGCCTGTGTTCTTGAGACGAATTGGAATATAGATAAATTCCACTGCCTTGACAGGTTCAATTGCAATGTCAACCCATAGTTCGTTGGCGTCAATTCTGGCTGGTGTGTTGTTGGTATCATCACAAACAACCAAGTAGTCATAGATACCACGCTTGGCCACCAAGTCAATCATTAGACTGTTAACAGCATTCTTGATCTCGTCACGTGTGATTTGATCATTTGGCTCAAACAAGAACTGCTTGCCAATTGATTCGAGTCTGTTGCGAATAAACACAACTAAACGTGCCACGTTGATGCGATCCAAACTTGTGGCATTGGCATAAGTTGTTTTGTTACCAAAGTTGGTAATACCCACACCAGGCACAAATGTAATTGGGTTGATATTGTTTTGATATAACACATCACGCAGGGCTTGATTTACACCCAGTGTAACAAACTCACCTGTTTGGCCATTGATATAACCAATTTGATCAGCGTTGTCAATTACACCACGACGTGTACCTGCGGGTGCCAACCATGGATAAGCCACTTCGTCATTGCGGATGATAGTACGAACCATCATGTGACTTGGTGCTGTAACCACAGCAGATCCTGACAGGTCAACTGTCTGACAACTTGGATAGAACACACCCAGGTAAGGAGTACTTGTGGTCAAACCATCACCTGTTAAGTAGCCTGCTCCTGCGTTGTTGGTTGCCCAACTCACAATATCAGCACCTGTTGCTGGCAAACGCATTGGAGTATCACCTACCACAAACACAGTGTTGTTGCGCTCGTTGCTGAGTGCTACCATGTTAGGAATCAATTCAGGATAAGCGGTACATGCTGTCAGGTTGAATTGATTTTGTTCTTCTCTTATGGTCACACTGGTATCAATTCCTGACTTGAGTGCAGCCACAATCAATTCGCGTTGAGCAAAGCGTCCCATGTAAGGAGCACCGTCATTCCGGTTGCCACTTGCTGTTACCCAACTGTTGACTTCTAGTTCACTCCAGTAACTAGTATTTGTAGGAACTGTAGCAACAGGAGGTGTTGCAATTGCCACATACAAGGTAGTGTTATACAACACTTGATCACCTATTGCGTATTGAGTTGTGTTACTCCATGTTGAATATGAGAAACTTGTAGCATTAAAATAATCTGTTTGAAAACTCTTGACATTGAATCCAGAACGGCGTGTGTTAAACAACAACATGCCTGTTGGATATAGTGTGTAGTCCGGTGCGTCAACATCCAAGTAGTTGCTGGTCAGCAAACTTGTGATAGTAGGTAATGCGCCAGTGATAGGATTTACTGTGCCTGTTGAACTCCAGCGAGCATCTGCAAACAACACACCGTTTTGTGTGGTTTGATCTGTGTTGTCAAGAGTGACCCATTGATCAACTCCTTCAACTACTGACCAACGATTGATCACTGGATACAATTCTAAGTTGCTGGTGTCGATCCAAATATCACCATATACCAACGCTGTGTTATCTGTTTGCGTAGTAGGTGCAGTAGCACTAATAATTGGTCCCGTTGGATTTGTCAGGCTCAGATTGTTTCCACGAACATCATTGGTTTCATTTTGATAACCAACCCAGCCTGTACCACTTTGAATCATGATATCAACCTGGTTGGTTGCTGAGTAGTACCAGTAGCGACCATCTGCAGGATCCTGATCAGGTGCTGTAGCACTGGCTGTGTAAGTTGCGGCAACCCAGTTGCTCAAATTCAACCATGTGTCACTTGCCGCAGTGATTGGTACTGTGGTGTCTGTGTCAAGATACACTGTACGACATCCTGTGACCGTGGTGTTAAATCCTGCGGCAGTTACAGGAGTACCAGTGGCATTTTGCAGTAGAATTACTCCACCTTGTGTTTGTGTGAGTACAATATAACCATTACTGTCAATGCTGGCGCTGACATTAGGTACTGAAGCCGCACTCACTGCTGTTACAAACGCGGCGGGTGTTGTACCGTTTACGGTGGCCAACACCGGAGTGGTCAATGTTGTACTGTTGGCCACGGAAGTCATGATGTAGAACGCATTACCATTGATGAATGTGGCTGTGTCATCGTCTCCTGTGATTACTGTGGGCCCCGCAACTGATCTTTCAAATACTTGAAGTGTATAAGTGGGATTGAAAGGGTAATTACTGGTAGGACCGCCATTTACCTCAGGATCTACGTTGTACTGGGTATATGTAGCGCCGGCTGAAATAAGTTTGCCACCAGTGGTGTCAAGAGTTGCATTGGCTGTCCAGTCATTGGCATATACGGTGGCTGATTGTTGAACAAATGCTGCCAGTGCAGTAGAGTATTGCTTGACAACCATTGTGGTTCCAAGATTTACACTGTTGATTTTGTTCCAAACTGATCCAGTGGGTCGTGGAGTTGATCCAGTAGAATTCCAACGTGGGTTTTGATAACTGGGGCTTTGTTGCAATGTTGGAGCATAATAAACGTCATTGGTAGTTAGACCTAATGTTGTGATCAATCCGGCAGTACTTCCCACACTGTTGATCACAATAACACCATCGTCGGCAGTTGAGCCATCTGCTTGAGCAGTTGCATCGGCAAACAAACACAACTTGTTGTCAATTACTGCACTGTACACACCAGTAATAGCGGCTGTGTTGATTGCGGCACTGAGTCCAGCAACATCGTTGTTGGGGCTTACAGGCACAGCAACCGAGGTACCATTGATTACTAATGTATTTCCAGCAGTCAAATCAGCGGTCACTGCATTTGCGCCTGTGACTGTGGGATAACTCAGTTTCCAGTCATTACTGCCTACTAACACCCAGGTGTTGTATAAATCTTGCAATGTAGTGGAACTGGTTTGATCACTGTCGGCTGCTCCATTTTTGTAATAGATTGGATTGGCTGTGTTGGTTGCTACCACTGTATAGTCGCCAATGCTACCATAACTGTCTGAAGGAACACCACCAGTAAGGTACACAGTGTCTGTGATCACTGTTGGCACCATATTGCTAAAGGTACCTGTGGTCAAATTCCACTCAAAAATACCCCATAATGTATTGGCAGTATCTAACCAGTAGGCACCATTGTCGGGTTCGCCTGTAGGACGTACAAGACTGGCTGTGAGTTGTGTTAAGTCAATGTCGCAACGCTGTACATAAGCACGGTTGGTCACTCCTAATGCAGAGTAAGCCGCAAGTAAACCATATTCATTGAGTTCATAACCATTGATTGGAGTACCAATAGTGGTCTTGTAAAAGAAGGGATTGCCAAATGTAGCAGTCAAATCTCGTTGACTAGTGATCAAATAGGCTCTATTGGCATTTGCAGCCAATGTACCGGCAGCCACTCCTACTCCAGATCCTGATACTTTGTCTTGCGCAGTGGCAATTAAAAAGTAAGGTACTGAATTTGTAGCGGCTGAAAGATAATTGCTTTCATCTATGATGGTGACTTGTACACCTGGGGAAACTAGTGCCATGTTGGCTCCTTATAAAACTTAAAGATATTTATCGTAACAGACTAAAACCATGCCAGTTACGATGCCCTTTATAAAGGTTCGTGCCCATAAATACTCAATGAGACCAACTTGCAAAGCCTGTAACCAACGCCCAGTGGCTGTAAATTATCGTCGTGAAGAAACTGTTTACTATCGCAAGACCTGCGACAACTGTATACGTCGTGGGCGCAAGGAAAAAGCACCTATAGCAAGATGGCAATCAGCAGGGTACAAGAAAAAAACTGTGTGTGATCGTTGTGGATTTAGATCAAGATATGCTAGCCAACTACTAGTGTATCATATGGATGGCCGACTAACCAACACAGAACTATCTAACCTACGCACAGTCTGCCTGAACTGCGTAGAAGAAGTTAGACGCTTGGCGGTACCTTGGCGACCTGGAGACTTGCAAGCAGATCATTGATCTGTGCAAATAAGTCGTCTACTGTAGCATTATTGTCTAGTACCGCGTCAAACTGTGTACCTACCCAAGCAGTTTCTGAGGCGTGGATGCCAAGTTTTTCTAGTTTCTTGTGGCTTAGCGCCCAGGTACTATTACCATTAGCGCCACGATTTACACTCAAAGCGGCATCATACCAAGCGGGTTCTGCACCACGGGTTACTCGAATAACTCGGCCGCCGGCATTTTTAATAGCACGAATTTCGTTAGGAAAACGGCAGTCTGATATCACAACATCATCTTGACTGTGGCGCAGTTTGTTTTCCAAACTGGCAATCCAGATGTCATCATGGAATCCGGCCCTGCACACTTCTGTACCCCAGTATTGCAAGATCCAACGTGGAGTTAGTGTGGGCATGTGTAAACGTTCTGCCCACCAAGGATCCACTTGTTCACGCCATTCACGGGCTTGTTTTGTGCGCCCTTCTAATAGAGTACGATCCCAACCAAACACCTGTGCCACAGCATCTTTTAAGGTCGATGCAAATGATTCTCTACGGAATCCATGAAAGTTAGTGAGATAATCAGCAATAGTATCTTTGCCCGAGCCAATAAATCCACATACTCCAATGATCATAAATGTCTTCCTGTAAAGTCTAAAATTAATTGATTGTCTTCAACAAACTCTCGCAACTGTGTCATATTATTATCAACCACTTGGAAGAAGTGATTATAATTATGCTCAACATCTTGGGTCACTTGTGTTTGATAGATATTTATATTATCCAAAAACCCAGCAGTGTTGGCCACAATTTTCTTTAATTTTTCTTGTGTATTTGATTCGTTGCTGTAATCTGGGTATACCATATACTTTTCAAAAGTTAAAAAACCTAAATCCTTCAAGCGATTTAATGTATTTTGTTGTCCAGCAACGATAAAAGGTTGGCAGTTTATAATGGGCTTCCATATTTTTTCACATAAGACCATGTCATAAGAATTATCAACAAATTCTGTTGCGCTAACCACATTCAAACTGGTTTGCTCATAGAGATTTTTTTGCCACTGGACACTAGAGAGTACTTGTGCTTCATGTCTTTCTAATTCAATGTTGTCTGGGTTACATTGGTATTGTGTTAAAAACTCTGTTAACTCTAACTCGTCAAGTTCGGGCAAAAATTTGCGACACTTTTCCACAGTGTTGTTGTCTAAGAATAAACTCCATATTGCACGGTCTAATAGATTCGCCTGAGCATACATCCATAACAATTTAATTCTTTGTAACTTGTATGATTTACCAGTTAAAAACAAAAATTTACCAGTGGTTGGATTATAGCAACTATTATTTTGTGATTTATTTGTGTTTACTGCATTGTTAACTCGTAACAAATGCCAATCTATATATAACGCTGGAATCGGCCAAGCAACTGCTTGTGATTGGTGTGATCGATCTAATACTATTTTGTATCCTGGTGGCAATTGTTCAAGTATAGGAACTAACCTCTTACTAGTGAGAAATACTTCAGAAAATATACCAAATGCACATGGCTGTGCATTGGACAGATCAACGAGTGTGTTAACTAAATTATCATCTTTGAAAGATATATCATCTATTCTTATAATTTTCAAATCAGTTCCTTTACGTTGAGATATTTCAGCGTGTCTTGAAGCATACCAATTTGTCTGCGGCAGTCTTCCAGTGCATGATGACTAGTAGGAGGCTTGGGCAGTTCTGGCCACAGACTAAACACAGTTCTCGAATCTCGTACCTGATAGTATTTCCAAGGCAAGGCTTTGCCATAACTCTTGTAGGCGTGTTCAAGTATGTTACAGTCATATGTAGGACCTTGGGCCCAGATCATCTTGGAGTGCCAAATCAACCGGCCTAACTCATCTAATGCTTGATCTAGTGGAATACGCCCTTCTTCGGCAAAGGCTTCGTCTCTAGCAGGTGCAGGTTGAGTTGCCCACCATTCCAGTGTGCCTTGTTCGATGCGTCGATTTTCTTGACTTTCTAGAGTGATTCGAGCATAGTATTCTTGGTCGTACCAACCGTCACCTAGAGGATCAAAAGCCTGTGCGGCTATGGTAAGAATAGTAGTGTCGGGGCCTGTTGCCAAGCCCTCTAAATCAATCATCAGGTCCATGTGATGATTGTAACACAACTGCAACAGATTGTCTATTGCGTTTTAGCCAATTACAAAGGTAAGCGGTTGTGAACCATCCACATACATCACCAGTTCTTGGATTTTGGCATCCATTTGGGCCTGTGCTTCGGCTTTCATGGCTGTACCGTTTAGAGTACTACCACTTTGTGGACCAGCAATTTGTGAGAACTTCTCACGTGCTTCACCAATGATCATCTTGCAGGCCGCAACCATGTAGTCACGGATCCACTGTTGGATTTGGTAATCACTCAGCAATTGTATTTCAGGTTTGAGATTGTAAGTCCAAAGCAACACTACCTCGCCGCCGCCAGGAGGGCTACGGATCAGTTGCAGTTTCTTGGTAACCGGGTTCCAGGTGTAGTTCAAATAACCACCAAACATACGTGCGGCCAACTCAACATACTGTGAGTAGAAGTCGTATGTGGCCAAGCCACCTGCTTGGTTAAAGTTGATCAAGTACACGTTCATTTGTGCTTGACTGAATGGATCAAAGTTACTTCCAAAAGGTCCTGTAGCAATACCAAATGTGCGTCTAAAGATTTGACGTACACTTTGCACTTCTTGCGGTAAGGTGTAGATATTTACTTGGTTGACCAACTGCATGAAACTGTAACTTTCTTCATACGCATTGTTGGCACGTTGTCTGTAGGTACCAATGGTGCGCTGATAAGCGGCTTCATAGTGTGCAGGGTCTAGTTCAAGATCCACAATTTGATCGCCTAGAGTCAGGCGTACATAATCGTATAATGCAGATTTAAGTGTAACTAGGGAATTTTCAGTTTCGGCCATTAGGGAACTCCGTCCCCAATATTTAGCCCGTTACCAGGACTTGAGAATGATCAAGTTCTCAGTGCCCCGGGCATTCCAGGGTGTTTCTGTAGTTGTTAGATCTTTGTAGATCTTACGTGCGGCTGGCTTGCCCGCGGCTTGCACAGCCTTTACAACATCTGCTGGCTTGCGCACGGTTTTTTGTTGTGTCTCTACTGTGCTAAAACCAATGATACTATTGTTTTTAACAGTAAACGCCTGTGTGTGACTGTCTGCCACAAGGTGAATCAGTTTGCGTTTCTTGGTATCATACAGCCAGGCTTCGGCTCGGTCCACTAAACTTGCGGCTGGTAGGCTCTTGAGTTTGAGTTCTGCAAACTCTGCCTGGATCTTGAACTTTGCCGCACGTTTTTCTGGGGGAACTGCTCGGACCTTGCGTGGCTTGCGTTCCACTTTCTTGATTTGTACATAAGCACCGCAGTCATTGATCACTGCTTCGCAAAACTTTACGCAATTACGCAATTGAATTTTTGTCAGGAAACTGTAGGCTTCTACCAATTGAGAATCCTTGCCCTCAATGGCCTGTTCAAACTCTTCTAGTCGAGCCTTCCAGTGATGACTTATGACACTGATCATTTGTGGTGCCACGTTCATGCCCCGGATCATCATGATGGGCTTGTAGTCTGCTGACATTTTTGCACCTGCAGACATGAACTCATCAAACATACCTTCTAGTTCAGCACCGCACTCTGACACTTTTTCGCGAAGTCTATCTTGAATGTTTGGCTTTGCTGGCTCATCATCTGTGGGCTGTGCTTCTACTACCACTTGTTGTTTACTGGCCAGTACTTCTTTTAGTAAATTGTCCAGTTTGATTTCTTCATGCTCGTCCAGTTGCAACCCCACCATTTTCATGCGGCACAACCAACCGGTAGTTAACCGAATTGCACTGTCAGGTACGCCCTTGAGCAAACGCACATCTGCCTTGCGATCATGTGATTCCAAATAGTTCACAATCATGTCTCGGGCATCTTTCTTGCCGTAAAAGTAATTGTACCACGAAAATGCTTTGCTTAGGGCACTGATGCGATTTTCTGTGGGTTGAGCACGCCAAGCGGGTTCGCCGCCCATGACATTGGTATCTGAACTGCGAGGATTTAAGAGTTTAACCGGTTTCACAAGGACTCCTTAAAGATTATGTGTAATTATAGCAGTTTTGGATTTATTGGTCAACCTGCCCATAAATACAAGTTATGCCACGCCTAAGTTTATACCGTCCTAACCGAACCAACGATTACCAGTTCTTTGACCGAACCATATCCGAAATGTATCAGGTGGGTGGGGTAGATATGTATCTACACAAGTACATGGGCCCACTCACCAACGACAACGAGGGCGATAATGATGCTACTTTGCCCAAGTACACAGAATCCAATCCGTTGTTTATTGAAGATTTGTTGTTGCTGGAGAATCGAGATCGCAAGTATGATCCTGATGTGTATGTCATGCGTGGTGTTTATCAAACACAAGACATTGATTTTGATCTAACGCAATTTGGATTGTTCTTAAACAACGATACCTTGTTCATTACATTTCACTACAACAACATGATTGACACCATGGGTCGCAAACTCATGAGTGGTGATGTGCTAGAATTACCCAACTTGCGAGATTACAATCCGTTAAATGAAACTATACCACGTGCATTGCCCAGATTCTATGTGATTCAGGACGCGGCGTTTGCGTCAGAAGGTTTTTCACAGACTTGGTTGCCTCACTTGTGGCGAGTAAAAT